CTCTCTTTGGCAGATACCGTTGGCTACTAATATGGTCATATAGTTGCGGTAGGGTTCTGGCAGTATGGTATTGAGCAGAACTTTGGCTGGTGCTGAGTCAGGAAAGGCAGCTATGTAGGCATTGAGTGGAGTCTTAATCCAGGCTGGAAGTAGTTCTCCCCACTGAGCCTTACCATTGGCTGATGTACCTCCAAACTGTTTAAGGAAATTGAGGTAGAAGGCTGGGTAGAAACCAAAGCGGCTATACCAGTCAAAGAACTCGGATATTTGTGGAAACATATCATAGTATTCTGGGTAGTCCTTCCTAATGAGCCTTAACAAACCACCCATGAATATGGTTCCTCGGAGTGGGTTAAATTCCAGGCTGGTTCCTGGTATATGGACATAACCATCCTCAGTGTAATCCAGGTAGGTGCCCCAACCCTTAAATACTCCGGGTGTACGGATGGAAGCTCTGGGCAACCAGAATAACCTATGCAGTTCGTATGTCCAGAAGGGATATATGGTACGCATAGCTGCTGTGGTGGCATTTTCATTGGTATAATCAGCCCAATCCTTGTAGTATTCTTTGGAGGCTTTATCAGCAGCACGCTGCTTGGCAGAGGAGAACTCATCGGACAGACCAACCACTGTCCTTGGTGGTGCTGTCGGAGGAATTTCCCTTAATGCTATAGAGCTATTCCACAATCCCTGCACAAGCTCCGTATCACGAACAGGGGTAAATACACCAACAGCATGGCGACCTCTTGGCAAATCTCTAGCCCTCTGGAAATACCACACATCCTTAACATCAGATAACCTATAGAGCTTAACATCCAGCCTATCCTCTGGCAGAATATCAAATATCCTCTGTAGCACATCTGGCGGTTCTCTAGGAGTTACTTTAGCCCATTCAGCATCAGTTAAACCTATGAGTATATCCACATCACTTTTTGGTGTAGCCTTACCAGTTGCGTAGCTTCCGGTCAACCTGACATTAGGTAAATCTACTTCCCTAAGTTTTCCTACATTTACAAGTCCCTTGCGGGGTGGCTTTGCCCCAACTTTTTTAGCATAGCCTGGCACATTTTCCAATTCATCAGCCAGGTCATCCACCCATCTGGTGAAGTCATCAGCCATACCTTCTGGCAGAGCCTTAGTCCTGTAAATACTCCATAGCTCATCCTGGAGGTTCTTTAACTCCATCAGATGTGGCTCCATAACACTGGCTGCCTCTGGACTCATCCTCATATCACGCAGGATGTAGTCATATACCTCACCAATGGCTTCATCAGTCCAACCTAACTCGGCACCAGTTTTACCTACCTGCTGTGCCATACGGTCAGCTTGGGCTTTAATGCCTATAATGAACTCATCCTTGGGTTTGAGGGTCATGGTTTCTATCCTCAATACGGAGCTAGGTGTTTGGGCAGGATTGCTGTTGAATATATTGGCAAGGTCAAACTTGGTTAACTTCCTGTTGGAGGCATCTATTAGTGGAGGTTCAGGGCCAGATATGCCTAGGGCTTTGGAGGTAAGGTTCTCCTGAGTAATGGCATTATACCTGAACGCAGCTTGGTCTAACCTTCTCTGGTTATGGGCTGCGGTCTGCATGGCTCGGAAATCCTGCCAGAACTGGGCTACAGCTTCTCTGCCTTTTGGTTTGGTAGCTATCATATCCAACTCTTCCTGGCGCTGCTTTGCCCACCATTTGGTGAGGAAGCGTTGCTCATCTGCCCAGGTGGTGAATAGTTTGGAGACAGACTCCTGTTCTGCCTTGGTGAGATGCTTCCCTAAATCCTTTTGTAGTTTTTTGGCTAACTTATCAAACTGCCTTAGAGCATCATTACCATAATCAGCTAATCCATCATAAACCTCTTTGATGTATTTACCTCTCCATTCATTCCAATCCCGCCATTTCATCCTTTGCTGTGCCAAGGTTTCCAGCTCATTCATAGCCCTGATAACATCATCAGTGGACTCAATGTAAAACCCTTGTAGCTCCTGTAGCTCCTTCACCATAGCGGTAAATTCCTCTTTGGTGCGGGCTTCCATACCCAATATTTCATTAACTCTTTCCTGTATTCTGGTTTTATAGAACTCTGGGCTATGGGTCATGGCATCATATTTGGTAGCCTTTATGGACTCAATGGCTTCATCTATACCTCTACCAGCATTTTTCCATAGGGAGCCATCACTGGCAGCCTGTATCAAGGTATCGCCAAAGGGTTCGTCTACCAGTGGGTATTTACCTAATGCTTCTGCTACCCTACCGCCTGCTATTCGGTCGGCCATAGCTACATCCTTGCTGACACCTTTTTCCATGGCTAACCTATCGGCTACTATATCATCCAGCAGGCTCCTGGTGGTAGCTGGGCCGGTTATAGCTCGTTCCAGTAGTTCCTCCTTCAATTCATACTTGGATAGGTTTAATGCCCTGAGCCAGTCATCGGGTACACCTCTAACTGCATCATCAATGGATTTGGTCAGTCCTTGCATTACTGCGGTGGCTTCCTCATCACCTAGGAAGGAGATAAACATTTTACGGAAATACTCTGAACGCTGGTGGAGACCTATTCTACCTGGCCAGTCAATAAGGAAACGGCCAATGGGGCCACCACTGAGGATGTAACGCCACCGTTTCAGGTTCCTGGACATCCTTTCCATACCCAGATAGCCTGGAGTTTCACCAGCCATTGGCATCCTGGGAACTCCAGTCATTATCTCTGGAGGTATGGATAAGCCAGCAGTTAGCCGTTGGACACGGGCAGTAGGATTTATTACTGAGGTAGGCTTGCCACTTTTTAATAGTGTCAATGGGTTCCAGGCTAACTGCCTGGCTAATAGTGGTTTTATCATACCTTCTAGTATATTGCCAGGCCCGTAGGCAACGAACGCCAGGTACATTCGGGCTTGGGGAGTAACCATCCAACGGTCAATGGTATTCCTCCAGACATTCATGGTAGTCCATTCTATTCTAGACCAGGTGGCTGCTATCCTGCCTGACATTTCAAGGTTGTGGGTTGCTACTGACTCCAATGTGTCCATATAAACATCCTGGCTGTGTTTGAATACCTGAGCCAGCAGGTCAGCGGTGTTTTTGGCACTAGCCAGTATATCGTCTGAGGTGGAGATACCTGCCCTGAATAGGCGGTTAAGCTCCTTGCTTGCCAACCTCAATGATGCTTTGGTTTCAGGCACACCTAACACTCTGAGTAGGAATGGAGCAGCAGCTTTCCTGGTTAATATCTGACCACCAACTCCTGAGATTTGACCATTAACCACAGAACTGACATTGAGTACCATTTCCTTGGTAACCTCTAGCTCTGTACCTAGCTTCTTGCCTAAGTTCTTAACCATAGTCTCATCTATGGTGTTGGTACGCAACAAGGCTCTGCCTGCATCACCCATTGGACCCTTGAGGGCTGGGTATCTCACCACAGCAGCCCTGGCTTTGAGCAGCAGGTTCTTGGCCTGGTCTAATGGTATGTTTCTATACAGCCTGCCATTGGTAGCTGCATGGAGGAACCTGTTCACAGCCATCATATCGGCATAGGCAAAATTCTTGGCAGCCTGGAATGGAGTTTTATCTATCAGCTTGCCTGCATTTTTAATCCTATCAAATATAAGGACATCCCAGGATTTGAGCCAGCCTCTTTCAAATAACCCTATTGTAGGGCTGAGGAATTTACCTACCATAGGTATCCTGGCAGCTACTTTGGGGATAAGTCCAGTTCCTAGCCAGGTAAGTGGGTCTGCTACCCACTCATATATAAATCTGTCGGCAAATCCTAGCTCGGTATTGGCCAGGGCTTCCCCACCAGCGTGCCACCAATCATCGGTGGCTCTGGCTTCCCTGTAGTTGGCCAGGAATTCCCTCTCATGCCTGGTCAGATATTGTGGTTTCCATTTCTCCCAAGCCTCAGCACGCAGGCGGTACAGAAATCCTCCCCAAGGAGCTATCCATTGGTGGTATAGCTGGCCAAATACATCCAAAGCTGTGAGGGCTGGCTGAGCTATAGTTTGTAGCAGGTAATCACCGATACCCATCTCTGGTAACTTGGCTTCTTCTAATCCCTGCACTACTGCTGTTTGGTTGGCTGATATGGCTTCCCAGTAGCCCTCTAACTCTTTGGTGTAGGCTTCTACATCCTCTAGCTCGGCTGCCATTTCCTCTGGGACACCAGCCTCTTGCAGTATGTTAAGGGCTTCCTCCGCTGTGGATACATCGCTTGGTAGTTGAGGTGGAGGAGCAGTAGCAGTTAAGTCCTTGAGTATACCTTCAACGGTGAGGCGGGATAGACCTGCTGGTGGTAGTGGTTCAGGTTGCTTGGCTAACTCAGCAATTATCTCGGTGTAATCCTTACCCTTAATATCGGTATCTGGAGGTAGCCCTAGCACAGCAGAGGAAACATCATCAAATACCTGCTGTAGGTCAGGGTCATCCTTGCCTATCTCCTGAAATCTGGTTATTGGCTCACCTTCATCGTTGGTGAGGGTAAATAAATCTTCATAGGAGGTTACTTTACCACTCTGTATGTAGCTGGCTAGGCCTTCATATAGGGATTGATAGGTAAGGACCCTGGCTTTCTCCTTGGTTATTTCCTGGAGCCTCTCCACATAGGAGTTATATTGCTCCAATGCTTTTTCATATAATCCTGAGGCTCTGTAATCCTGACCAAAACCAGGAATATCTGGCCTACCCGCTATTTTATAGAAGAAATCCGCTGCCTTTGTTAGGATGGTAGGAGCGCCTATACTATGCATGAATTCCTGTCTGGCACGGATGGCAGCCTCTAACTGCATCTCCTCACGGATAAGGGCTGACTCCTGCTCCTTCCAACTCAGGTAATCCCTGGCCTGACCTAACCTGGCTTCTGGTATCTCTCCAGCTTCTATGGACTGCCTTAGCTCCTCTGTACTAGCTAAACGTTGGAATTTGCCAACCAATTCCTGCTTAGCCCTTAGCTTCATCAGGTTAAGGCTGGTAGCAGGAGTTTTCTCCCTTTCACCTAATGGTATAGCTTGGTATTGTTGCTCTATCCGCTTGTTGGCAGCCTCTAGCTGGCGGTTAAATTCATCCTGCAATTCCTGTGTAGGTGACACAAACTCCTTACCATCTGGCATTAAAGTTCTCCTAACCCAGTTGCAGGCTCGGCAGCCTCTCCTGGTAATACTTCTCTGGGTATTGCAGTTGTACCGGCAGGAGGCTGGGTCCTGCCTTGTGTAGGAATTCCTAACTCAGCCTCCATAGAAGCAGCCAGCTTCTCATAAATCCTGGCTGCATCTACATTATTGGCATCCCTGAGTCTCCTGGCATGTTCCTTGTAGGCTATTATGGAGTCAGCTATTACAGCCTTTGGATGCATAAAGGCATCCTCTTCCCTGACCTGGGCTTGGGCTCTAATGGCATCCCTGATTTCAGGGAACATTCTGTCCATTATCCAACGCTCTGGTAGGCGGAAGTTGGGATTTAACATTCTGGCTATGGTGGCTCTTTGCACCATGTAGCCTGGTATCTGGATTTCAGCCTCTACATTAAATTCAAATTCCTCTGGTAGGTTTTCAGGCTTTTGGAATTTATAAGGTTTGAACCCATTAGCATCCATCATGTGATACCAGTAGTTATCAATGTCGGTTAATAATCCTTCAAAGCCATCTTTATAGGGAGTCAGTACCTGGAGGGCTGAGGAAGCTACATTAGCCATAGCCAGGTAGCTTAGCTGCTGCTGGAGGTTACCATGCAATACCCATGGGAATAATCCTCTTTGTATCATGTTGGAGTATTCAAACATGGCAGTTCTTAGCTCTACTGGTATGGCTGGCGGCTGCATGAACTCCACGTCATCGTTGGGACCAAGGCGGAATATGGCTCCCCATTTGTCGGCGTTTTCCTCGGTTACTATGGGAGTTTCACTACTGGAGCGTTCCTTTATCCTGGCTTGGGCTGCGTTGCGGGATGCTTGCTGGATGAAGGTAAGCATCCTGTTATAGTTGTCGGTCATCTGCTCATTGGTAGCTACTATGGCTTCTCCGAAGTTTTTCTGCCAGTCCTTGTTCTTCATGATGGAGCCTTCATCAGGGAGACCACCTACTGGAGACATAAATACGGGCAACATAGGCTCTCCTAGCTTCTGGATGAGCCGGTTGACGGCTATATCCTTTTCTGGCTCCTTAACATAATCAGTACCTAGCACTATGGCATTAACTGCATCACCATCATCATCATAACCCCAATAGTTGTAGAGGTTAACATTATGGGTAAATGGACGCCTAACTTCCCAGCCCATTAGCTTAACTTTGCGGTTGGCTTGGCTGGGATTAAGTGTGTAAATCCTGGCTACCTCTATCATACCTTCACTACCAAATTCTGGATAGGTTTCCATAGGGTTCCATATTTCCGACCAAATGCTGTCATTGGTTACCATGCTAAATACAGCATACCAGCCTGTGGCTAACATATAGCCAATTAGCTTGGAAACAAAGCCCTGCTTACCTATCCTTCTATGGCGTTTCTCCTCAGCAGTCCAACGCTTAATGACGTAGCCTTCCAAATAGCTGGTGGCTGCTACCTGCTCAGGAGTTAGCTCATCACTGGGTATCTTGTGGGATACTATGCTGCTGGTTAGCAAATGCTTTCCCAAGTTATACCCAGTCCTTGGGTCATTGGAGACTACCGACTCCATGCCTTCCTGCTTTAGCTTGTCCTTCTGGTAAATAAGGTCATACCAGTCCCTAATCTTTTGGTCACGGACTGACCAGTTGGATTTGAGCTTACCACATTTGCTGATTAAATCCTTAGCTGTTAATGCCATATCTAACCTCCTTAGCTACCAACGCCAGCCAGTCCTGCCAATAAAACCTCTTTTAACGGGCTTGGGTTCCATGCAACAAAGTGCTATGGCAAATGACATGAATATATCATTGGGTCCGACTACATCTACCTTATCTCCTACCAGTCTATGGTTCCTGCATTGTTTGACAAATTCAATGTCATGGCACTCCAGGTCATATAGGTACTTATTGACTGTTTGGAGCATATATTCCTTGGTTCTGGGAGTGGTCTGCCAACCAGGTTCTATACTTTCCCTGCCGCTGATAATGTCCTTTCTCATATAGATGGGACGGCGATTTTTCAATAGCTCGGTTATGGCCAGTCCATGGGCGTTGGCTTCCCAACCTATTTCAGCACGGTTGTAATAATCGCTGGTTGCTACAGCCTTATGTACGGTAACCTCAGGGCTGTAAAGGCCAGCATCCCTGGCACAGTAGCGAGGTTTATAGTTACCTTCCTTATCCTGAGTAAATGTCAACACAGTAATGGCTGATTGGGTTACCTTTGCCTGTCCAGGGTCAATGGCTATAAAGTATTTCCTGCCTGGTTCTGGCTGATACCAGATGTGAAGGTTATCCTTGCTGTGAGGTGCTGGGTAACATTCACTGGCTATTCTATCCATAGCAGCTATGTCAAAGTACATATCACCAGTGGCAAGGAAGCAACTGGAGTCGTCCTCAGGAAATTCCTGCTTGAATAGGGTACGGGTCTCCCCTTTTCTCCTGAGGCTCTCCATTACTTTGTTCATCCAGCGTCTCCAGCGTATTTGGTCAAAGGTTAAACCCTGGTTAAATACCAGGGACTCTTCCTCTGTGTCAAGGGAGAATTCAGGTTTATCAGTTTCAGGTATTTCTCTAATGCGAGCATCACCTAGCTGGATAGCATATTCAGGGTGCATGAACCATGGATAGAAATGGGCGGTAAATATTGATTTGCCTTGCTTGGCATCTACGTACCAGTCGTGGAAATCATTTTCCTCACCGTTGGGAGTGGAGAAGCTATCTACTGTGCCTCCTGGAGGAACTCTTGCCATGGCTGGAGCTATAATCCTCTCAGTGGCCTCTGGAGCATAGAAGGCGTGTTCATCCAGCAATAGGTGGTGGATTACCTCAGCTCTACCTGCTGTTTTGCTCCTGGCGCTGGCTATATAAATGGAGCTAGTACCTATCAGCTTCTCGCTGGCTTTACCTTTATCCAAATAAAACCTGAAAGTCTTTTGGAAATCACTGTCGTGGTGGATAACAGGGAAACCAGGAATATTGAGATTGCTGAGGTGGTTGTAGAAAAATGTTACCTTGCTCAATAGGCGCTGGGTGATAAAATCCTCATAAGCTACCAGCACAGTGTTGGTCCCTGGTGCTGTTAGGGTATCAACCAGCCTGGTAGCTATCCTTTCGGTGCTGAAGCCTACTGAGCTAGGCTTAACCCATATATCCATGCCAGTCTCAGTGGCAGCCACATCAGCCTGGATAGGATTATAGACAAAAGGAACTATCTGGCGTTGCTTGTTTTCAACTACCATTAAGGTTTCATTGAACCGCCTCTTATCCGCAATTAGCTCACGGAAGGTTTGTTCCACATCTACAGCCAAGTTACTTTCTCCCGAATGGTCTACCTATTGGGCCTTTGCCTTTACCTCTACCTAATCCTCTGCCAGCACCCTTGCTCCTGATTTTGCTGCCTGGACACGGTCTAGCTCTCATTAACGTCTCCTTGATAGCTTTTTCAGGGTTAATGCCAGCCTTGCTTGCCTGCCTCTCCTACCTGGAGCCTTAGCTTGCCTACGTAACCAGGAGTGGCTGATACCATCTCTTAATGCTCCAGCCCTAGCTGCTGCCCTCCTCAGACTTCCTGGTCTCTTTATGGCTCTCTGTATCCATCTCCTTGCCATTTTCCACCTCCTTGTAAGGCTCTATGTTATCATAGAATGGAAACGTAATGTGGTTAAATGAGTTACCACCACAGTTAAGGCAACTCTCCTCCTTATCATCATTAACAAAGCCACAGCGGGTACAGGATTTCATTACTCACCTTCTAATAGTTTCATACCTAACATACCTAAGCCAGTTATTGCTCCAGCTACTATTTTATCAATGTATTCTGGAGCCAGGATTATTACCAATGTTGCCAGTAATCCTATAATCAACATGGCTGCTAGAATTTGTGGTCTGACTTTCATAGCTACCTCACTAATATGTTATTTTCCTCAACCAACTAAATCTGGCCCTTGGAAATACACTCTTTGGTGGTCTACCTCTGCCGGTAATGGTAACCCTATGACCACGTGTTATTTTATACCTGTAGCCACCCTTTCTTAATGCCCTAAAGGCTCTCCCGGTTAGCTTTATACCATTAGGCACGGAGTTTCCTCCTATATCTCTGGCCACGTAAGCCTATCCTGCTTACCTGGGCTTTGAGGGCATTTTTCCTGCCCGCTGCTGCCTGTCTTGGTGTAGCTTTTATTCCTTTTGCCATTTAATGCTCCAAAATCCTGCTAACTTTACCGTTTAACTTTTTCATAAGGACAGCTAATTCTGTGGTAGCTGCCGTGTTATTGTCTCTGGACTCTGTTTCCTTATCCCTGGACTCAATCAGGTCTCTGGTCATATCCTCCCACCGTTTTTCAGTGTCCTTCCTGTCTCTACGGTACATTAGGAATATGACTATGCCAAGGACTCCACCCACACCCAAGCTAGCCAGGCTTTTTAGTATTTCCAATTCTGACATCATCCTTCTCCCAGTTTTGTATTAACCTTACATGGCCACATTTAGGGCATTTATATAGCTGGAGTTTATCCTCGCTATGGCTAACTCTCATGGGTGTTTGACAATTCGGACAGTTGATTTCCTCTGGCACTACCTTGCTCCTTTTCCAGTCTTATGGTCAATACTGTGCGGGTAAAGTCAAAAGCCTCTGCCTTGGCTTCTCCGTTACCACCTATTATCTGTCTTATCATGGCAAACTGTTGAGGAGTGTAGAACTTCCTGATGAGTTTAAGGTAATCTTCTTCCTTATCGGTTAGCTGTTCACCTGAGGCATCCTTAAATAGGATTTCAAAATCCTTAGCCAGCACCAGGCGGAAGTTGCGGGTAAATTCAATGTCAATCAGGTGGTCAGCCAACTCCCTGCGCAGACTGGTGGAGGCTTTGGCTTCCAACTCTACAAATACTGGGTCGCTTTCACGCCAGCGGTGTACGGATTTAAGATGTATCTTGGAGAGTTTGATGGCTTCCATTGTGGAAAAGCCAGCTATAATGTAGCTAAGGTAGCGGGCTTTCTTACTGCCATCGCTGTAATAGGGTATTAAAGAATGTGCTATGGACTCGGTTGCTGTTAATTCCTCTGGCATAATTGTCCTCTTATTGTCTATTATAGCACAGTCGCTATCTTATGTCAAATAGAACATTTGAGCTAATATATACTTATTGCGATTTAATACTATATTATATTAAAGTATATTGACAAACTGGCTACCTTATGCTACAATGCAGGTGAGATGAAAAAACTGTGTATGGAGATGAGAAAGAGAGGTATTACTGACCCTGACTCACAGGAAGGGATTGATTGCTGTTTAAATTGCCGGTTGAACAATTGTGAGTTGGAGTTACATATAGATAGCAGGAAATTACCTGGTGGGGTTATATATAATAGGGAAAGGCAAACAAGGCAATTATACCGTGAAGGAGTGAATGTAAGGGAAATTGCTAAACTGCTTGGTATTAGTGCCAGGACGGTACAGAGGTATTTAAGATGAATGGCAATTGGGGATATTTCATGCAGGGTTGCGACCAGGAAATAGATGAGCTTGGGTCGGAGTTATCCAAGGCTATTCACTGTCCGGTGCATTATCCGGCATTTGGTAAACGGCTATTTGAGTGTCAGTGTGGAGTGGTATTTCCAGTTTATATAGTGTCTAGTAGGAACTGGGAACTGATGAAGAAAAAACATACTGAGGAAAGGAAGTACCTACTGGTTTGACAATTCCCAATGTAACTATGCGTTGGTGCCAAAACAGGGCTGAGTGTAAATGGTGCCAGCAATATATAGAACCAGGACAGCCTCTAGTGGCTGTTTTATTCTGGAATAGGGGTAGTGATGGAAGGCGTTGGAACACCCAACAGTGTTACCATCCTCAATGCTGGATAGAGCAAGGTCTGGATTACCTTAAACGCAATCCTTATGTACCATACAGGCAGGGCAGAAAGGGTTACACTGAGTTGTCGGTGGAGGATAAAAGAAAACGCTTTCTGCTGGTTAGGAAATTTCATGCTTTGGAGCAAAGGCGGAAAAATATAAGGGCTGAATTTCCTGAAAGTCTGCTGGTTGAGAGTATGCTTACCAAGCAAATGGCTGAGATAATGCTGGATGTAGCCAGGTTAGGAGGAGTACCTAAATCATGGGTAAAAAAGCTCAGCTAGCCAGTGATAGGTATGTGGAGTCAGGTAGTTGGAAATGTCCTGCTGCTCCGATAAATCCTAATGTACCGTTGCAGGTTAAGCATAACTGTGGAGCACATCATTGGAAGGAGTTGAACCATTCCAAAAGTCTGCATGGTTACTTCTACTGCATTTACTGCTTTGATGTTAGGAAGTTCAAAAGCGATTGGTATGATATTTACAAAGGCATAGTGGAGGAACCCAATGCCTAAGTGGAGTAATAATACATCCGCAAAATCGGGAGGTTGTGGAGGATATAGGAAGCTGGAAAATCAATGGAGTTGGAAATTTGCGAGTGGATATGGGTAACACAATACCTATCTGAAAATCCACTGACCCGTACCTATCACTGGAGCAATATTATGTAAAGTTAAGGGCTGGCTGGTATTATGTTAAGTAGCTCCAGCAGTTACGTGATGTTGAGTAGCTCCAGTGATTAGTTAAAAAATAATGGTGTTATGTTAAGCTAGGTACTTGACAAACAGTGTGCCTTGTGTTATGCTGATAATGTAGCTATATAAGCTAATCGTACCTTAAAAACTGAATATGTGAAGCTGTGAAGTGGCAACGTCATAGCACTATTGATAAAATCTATGGTAAGGAGTAGTGTTATGACAGACATCAAGGAGCTATCAGCAAAGCTGGCGGAAGCTATTGCCAATAACGACGTAGCTGCTATTGAAACCTTGAGTGCTGAGGTAGTGAAGTCAAAGACAGAGCGCCACAAGGCAGAGATAGAGAAGGAGCGCAAAGAGCAGGAAGCATTAGCCGGCAAACGTGAAGCATTGACAAAGGAGATACTCTCCAGCGTCAAAGCTGGTACGGTGCCAGCTAACCTTGACAAGAGACTGGCAGAAGTCAAGGCCAAGGGTTTTACGTACACCATTGACCATAACGAGGATGAGAAGGGACGTATTGACCCTAACGGCAGCGTCAAGGTTACCGGCGGCGTAGGACTGCTGATACCAGCTATCAAGGCCCGGAAAGCTAACGGCGGCGGAGGTGGTGGCAAAACCAAGGATGAGTTCGGTATGAGCTTATCTGAGGTATTTGAGAAGTTCGCTACCAGTGAGGACAGGGCAAAGCTGGCCGAGGCAGAGGCCAAGGACGCCGAAATCAAGGCCAAGACTGGCAAGTCTAACAGTGTTAATGCCTATAACGTCAAACAGGCTGTTAAAAAGGCCGCCATAGCTGCAGGACTACTTGCCCCGGCCAAATAGCCACAAGATAAGAGGTAGGATTAGTTGCCGTCCTACCTCTTATTTTTATGGCTCCAGCCAGGTACACTTCTATGGTGGATAGATGGACATTACCTGGACTTTGGTGGTACAGGTAGAGGACAAAAGGTTGCTACTTTACATAATGTTAGCTTTACATAAGCTGATTGACATAATGTAGCTATTGACAATTGCAACACCTTGTGATATACTGTAGGTAGGATTGAGTATGGTATTGACGTAATGAATGACCAACATACAGTTTATATCCTGCACTTTGACCGGCCCTACTGGCGTAATTGCCAGCACTATGTAGGTTACACAAAGGATTTAGAGTCAAGGTTAGCCAAGCATAGGGCTGGTAACGGCAGCAAGCTATGTAGATTTGCAATTAGCAAAGGTATCCAATTCAGCCTGGTTCATGTGGAGCATTACTCCAGCCAATCCGAGGCAAGGCGTAGAGATGTACAAATTAAGAGGCATGGTAGAGGTGGTAAGCTATGCCCTATATGCCAACATCCAGGACTGGACTTCAAGGATATTATAGCTGTGGAGGTGGAACATGAACGTTAAGGATACCATCCTATATGTCCAGCAACCCAAGTTCAGCATAAGGATTGTACCAGCACATGGTAGCACCAAACGCCCTTGGAGACTGACTGATGGTATAAGGCATCCAGTTAAGATTATTAAGCCTGGAGTAAAGCATGAAACTACCAAGCGAAATTGAGCCTAACCTGGAAGACCTGATATTCACTACCCTCTGCATGCTCATAGGTGAGGAAGGTATAGAGTTCTGTTACTACGAGCAGGATGAGGATTGGTGGACATTAAGGTTATTAACCAGAATAAATTAGGAAAGGAGGTAGTCATGGTGAAACCTATGGTATGGAAAGAAGCAGTATGTCCAGTATGCGGGAAGACTTATGAATATGGGGAGATTGAGGGAGACTTAAAACCTGAGACTTGTGGGATGTTTGACTGCCTTTATAAGTTTATGCATGAGCCACAATATAAGGAAATTAGGGATAAAAACCCACTTTACAGTAATTGAGGAAAGGAGGTAAACCATGTCAGGACAAAACATCCTAGCCAAAGCCGCTGCCACCATTGAGATGACCCCTACCACATTCAAGACCGGCTCCACCGGCTATCGTGGCCAGGGCAAGGTCATTGAGGATGGGGTCAAGTACCAAGTCCAGGTCATAGCTGTCAAGGTTGGCAGTAAGCCAAATTCCAAGTAAGGAGGATTAGCCATGGATATTTATTGCCCACGCTGTGGTGAACCTTGGGACATCTACAGCCTTACAGATGATATGACTCCTGAGGAAGCCAGAGACCTCAAGGCTGGTAGAGGTTGTCCCTGTTGCATTGGTAGAGAAGCATGCCAACGTGAAGAAACCTGTGATGTTTGCCCATTATACCAGTTGGATGGATTGTCATATACTGGTAGGTGCCGGGCCAATTGCTTCAAAGTACCGGAGCGGGCTGAGGTATCCGCCGTCATGTTAGACCTGCTGGGTGATGACATAGATGGAGCCGCAGCCCTGCTGGAAGACTTTGGATACTAATGAGGTGCAAAATGCACAGTGATTACAAGGAACTATCGGAAAAGCTACAGTCATTAGGCATTGTAAACATTGGCATGGACGCATACGAGGCAGGAATTGACATTAGTGGGGCCAATTACAATGTCTTTGAGTCCTTCAATATCAAACTTCCCAGCGGGGAAATCTTCTCACTCATCCCAGAAGATGGTTATGAGAGAGGTGAGCATTGTATAAGGGTAGTAAAGGCTCCAATGAGGAAGGGGAATGGAGAGAATACCCAAAATTTCTAGTTGGAACCTACCACCCACACCTAAACAGGTAAGGGCTATAGCCAAACTCTGTGCCCAGCTAGGTTACCAGCAACCCCACGAGGAGAAGGTTAGAACCAGATGGGAGGCTAGGAACCTGTTAGCTGGATTAAGGGAGGAAAGGAAAAGGAGGCAATCCAGAGGAGGTTAATTATGAAGTTCCATGTTTGGGAGTTCTATTCAGACAATGATGGTGGTAACCGTAATTCCTATGCACAAGTAGAAGCTGGGAGCCTAGAGGAGGTGGAGGCTTGGGTAAGGACAAAGTTTGTCGATGAGGTAGTGATTGATAAGGATGGAGATGGGTTCATATCTATTATATCAACCACATTCCATGCCTGTGAAGAAGGAGACCCAGATTGTCCTGGCATTGATGAATGTGATAACTGGATGACTGTGGGCTTCCAGATAGAACCTGTTGAGAGGTTTGTCTATTACCATGCGCCTGTGGTGGTATTATGATGTGTGAGGTAGGTGGCAAACTTACCATCACCTACGAGGACAGAAGGGGCTACCTCAAAGGTAGGATTGGCTCCAAAGGCTTCTATGTCCCTGCCAAAGGTGGCTCCAGGATGAGACTCATAGCCAAGCAACATGAGGGTCAGGTTGTAACTGGCTCCACTGTTAGAGGTATGTTAGTCCGCATAGATGGAGCAGGGCAAGCCAGAAGGGATGGTTGGTGGTGGAAATAAAGTTATTGGAGGTATAACCATGTTTACCAAACAACATTATGAAGCTATAGCCGACAAGACCAGAGAATTCCTATCCAGTCCAGACCCAATTCAACCCATAGACCTGGTAACTATGCTGGTGGAACTATTTGAGTCTGACAACTCCAAGTTTGACCCACAGAGGTTTGTTGAGGCCTGTGGGATGTCGTGGCTTGAGTATTGCCAGGAATAGTTGTATATACTATACTAATATATAGTATTATACTGCAATAAGTATATACTACCAAAAGGACAAACTGAATGGAGCATTGTATCAGATGTGGTATAGAGTATGAGCCTGGCATCAGAAATAGTGGCATGTGCCAATCCTGCCGTAAGTATTTTGGTGATGCCATACGGAAGGCCAAGGGATTATCAATGTGGCATCACCATGAACCAGCTCAGGAAATATATAACCGTTTACTGTTGGAGGCTCCGACTTTAATGCTAACCCTTGGCATAGCCCAGGCAATGTCTATGGACAGAAATTGCTTTTGTGGGAAATCACCTAGACAATTACAATTCAACTTGGAGGAGGTAGGTTATATGGAAGTGGATATACGCTATCTGGAGGCCCAAGCCGTAATGTTGGATATATTAAATGCCAAACCATTTTGGCGTAATATAGCCCAAAGCATCAGAGACCATTGGCAGTATGAGAAGGTACTCAAGTCATTTATAAGGAGAATGGATATGGAGTTATATGGGCATACCGGAGAGCCAACTGAGGAGGAAATCCAACAGCGTTTGGAATTCTGGCAATCTTGGTCACCCAACGGTTACAAGGATAACCACCTTAGAATAACCAAGGCCTGTCCTATGTGTGAAAGTCCTGACGATACCGAGTGGGTTAGGAATGAATGGTATATCTGCTATAATTGCATGATAGCCTTTACATTGCAGGACAGTATTGGCTATTATGATGTGGAGGCCTACCAACAAGATGTAAGAATAGAGCAGGAAATCTTAGAGGAGGTAGATGAATATGGAATATAAAGATAATGGCTATGGCATTACCCAAAACAGCCTGGATTACTGGCATGAAAACAAGCACCTAATTGGTGATGTTAAGTACCTGGCATGCTCATTTAATCCTCTACTTGTGGATACGGAGATAACAAAGGATAGCATCATCAGTCCTCTGGAATATACCCTTAAAATAGTAGGCACCAATGGAGTTATATTCCTATCAGGCTGTAACTGTGGGTATGGTGGTGAAGGCCCAAATGGAACCCGTAAGATACTGGAGGAGCTAGGTATAAATCATGACAAGGCTATGGAGCTGATATACCAAAAGAGATTTACCATTAATATAGGAGCCCACAATGATAGTCCGCTGTGCATGGTGTAAAAGGATAACCGGCAACAAGCCACCCTATGATGGAGTATCCAGCCAGGACATCTCGGATGGTATATGTAATAAGTGCCTGGAGAAATACTTCCCTAATATTAGCCACCTGATTAAGGAGAGCAATGAGCAAAAGGAAGAACAGGAAACGGGCTGAACAATTTATCTACCGAAATGGTAGGCGCATACCTAGACATGAATGGGACAAGTACCAGCAGGAGTTGAATGAGGTAGAGGAGGCCAGGCGATTAGCTAGAATTGGCTTGGTTAAAGGTACTCCAAAAGTCATAACACCAAAACTTGTAAGAAAGGTTGGCCAGAAGGAAGGTGAGTAAATGGGTAATACTATTAGCATTGTCCTGGTTAATACTCTACCTGCTATATAAGCTGAATGGAGGAGCATAATGAAATTCAAATGTACTGCCTGTGGTTGGCAAGGAGATGAGACAGAGCTAGTTACCAAATACTTTCCTAACCCTCATGAGCCAGGTGATGTGATACCAGAAGCAGTATGTCCAGTATGTGGCAACCAATCCATAGAGGAGGATAATGACCAAGCGTCTAACACCAAAGGATAAGATACTCCAAGAGAGAGGTCTAATCCTGGTTAAGCCTAACAGGAAAGGCAGGAAGCGGCTGGCTCCAGCAATAAGAGCTACCCACCCGGATAAACCCAAAACTGCCTTAATGAAATACCTGGAGCAGAAATATGGAGTAGCTATTGAGGAAGTGCTGGTCAGTGGTAGCCTATCAGTAGTAGCTAAACGCTTAGGTAATGAGGTAGATGAGACCACCATCAGCAGGTGGATTAAAAGGTTCAAGCTAAGGTATAGTGCTGATAACCTGCCTGACTGTCGTGGTTGTAAGCATTATGGGCCAGCTTGTGAGGCTGGAATTTGCTATGTACTACTGAATTTAGGATTGTATGAATTGGTGCCATTAAAGAAGAAGGATGTAACCAATGTTTAGGGCCTGCATAATCAGGTTTGGGAAATGGAAGGAACAATTTTACAATGAGGATAGGATATATGGAGATTTCCAAAACCTTGCTGATGCCATAGATTGGGTATCTAAGGAGTCAAAAGAGTTCCGAGGTGGATGGAATGTGGTAACCATAATAATTAAGGAGGTAACCAATGTATAAACAGGAATTGAACAGAAAGCTGGCAGAATGGGCAGGGTTTACAAGTATTGAGGTTTACAATGATGGCTTTGTGGGCTATACTCCAGTCGCCCAGTATGATAGCCATATACCTCTCTTTACCCAGTCCCTTGATGCCTGCTTTAAGTGGCTAGTGCCAAAGGCTAGAGAGGAATATCCTAACCTATCTGTTACCTTATTTTACGATAATATGTTTGCTCAGAAGGAGACTTGCAGACTAAAGAAGTGGGATGGTTCAGGTTGGCAACTTCTATGCATAGAGGAAGCTGAATGTCCAGCTTTAGCCCTATGCCTAGCAATTGAAAAACTAATTGACAGAGGTGGGAAATGAAGGAGATTAAAGTCCTAATGCAACAGTTAAGGAATTACCCCAGCAACCTGTTTGTCTGTCCAGAAATGAAGTACAGTTTGGACTCGGAGGATGGACTCATTATTGTTGATAAGGATGGTAAGCAACAGGGTTTCATTAAAACAGGAGCAAATGACGGAAAGGTTATCATAGATTGAAAGGACTGACTTGATAAATAGTTATATCGTGACATAGTAATTTATGGAGGGTGAATTATGGGTCAAGGACAGGTCATTTCAATAGATGAGGTTCTATATAATAAGAATGGTAGACCATATATAGAGCGGTGGGTTCCATCATCACAAAGGCTTCAAAGGCATTATGGTGAAATAAGGAAGTGTATATGGTGTGGCAAAGATTTTTTCTACCTACAATATAAGAAAGGTGAAGGACAACACTGTTCACAGAAGTGTATAATGGCACACAGAAGCAAGGAGGCTTTTGATGGCATCATACCAGTGCCATACCAAGGCAAGATGACTTGGCAATATGTGGCTGGGTTCTTTGACGGGGAGGGCAGTCTAGTTTGGCATCCAGGGGGTAAATCCTTCCAAGTGAAACTCACCCAGTATGAACCATCTGTGCTAAGGGAAATTCAAAAATTCCTATTGTCATACAGGATAAAGTCAGGTTTAGGTACGAGAGGCACTGAGTCACCCAAAGACCTATTTATCTCCAACATATACTGTATCAAGGAATTTATAGAATATGTGGCAGACTATTGTATTGTCAAGGAGGAGTTATTGATGGAGACTTTATTCAGAATAGAGGACATCCTGTGCGTGGATTAACCCCATCTGAACTGATACAATGGACTCCACCTATCCAGCCCTACATCATTGACCATGACATCCTGATAGCTCAAGGCACCATGATGGTCTATGGTAAGGAGGAGACATGGAAATCAATGCTGGTAGGGCTGGATATGTCCTTCAAAATAGCCACTGGCCAGCCCTGGTTTGGCTATAAAACCGTTGCCAGTCCTGTTTATATCTTCCAAACTGAGATACCACAAGGGCCACTCAGGAAGCGGATGATTAAGTACATGACTGGCAATAAGGTAACTACCAACCAGCTATGGTACTCCAGTGAGCTATATATGAAGGTAGACAAAGGATGGGGTTATTCTGAATTGGAGAAGGAGATAGCCAGAACCATGCCAAAAGTATTGGTCATTGACCCTGTGTTTAGCTCCATGTCAGGTAAGCTAACCGATGATTATGATGTTGGTTTGTTCCTTGACCGCATGGATTTACTGCGCTCCAAGTACAAGCTGGCTGTTATATTGATACACCATACCAGGATAGCCGAGCATAGTGAAGGAGAAACATTCCACTACGGCACAGATGAGGCCTTTGGCTCCAGCAGGTTTCCACGCTGGCTGGATACCATAATATTCGTGGACAAAGTAGAGGACAATGAAAGCACAGGACTGGTAACACTCAATTTAACATTTGAGAAAACCCGCCATTCTGAGGAGAAACTAAGGCCACTCCATATAACTGTTAGGAGGAACGATTTAATATTTACTCAAGGAGGTATTTAGATGGACAACTTAGAGGAAAAGCCCAAGTGCCCGGATGCCAGAGTTAGCTGGTATAATGGTATGTGGATATGCAGCCTGAATGATAAACTGTGTTTGCTGGAGAGTGGTGAGAAGTGTCCGTATTATGAGGAGTATTTGGAGGAATTAAGGAAGGAGGAGTAAAATGTGGAGACCAGATAATTGGCAGAACCCATATAAGTATTGCCCAAAGGAGATGTTGGTTGACTCACCAGATTATTTGGATAGTGATATGCATGAGGCTTTTGAGGGTGGTGCTGATGCCATATTAGATGCCCTAATAAGCCGGCCGGGAACACGCAGGATTACTCCTGAGTGGGGCTACCATAATAATGATGGTTGGCTGGTATTTATACCAAAGGAGGAGTAGTATGGACAAAAACTTCCACAGAGAGTTTGATAGCTGTCCTAATTGCGGCTCCACCCAGCGTTTCTGTGAGCAATTAGGTGAGGAGCTAAAGGAAGCAGGAATGGCAAGGGAGGAGTGGTTCTTCCGCTATGATACAAGGCAGGGAGTGGTGATAGATAAAGCTAAACAATCCAAGCTATTAATTGGTTCCACTCTGCCAGGTTTCATAATCCATACCGACATCTGCATGGACTGTGGTACTATCTATGCCACATTCATAGCCCGGTTGGAGGGAAAAACCATGCCTGCACCTTTACCCAAACCTAGGCCTGATGGATTTGGTAATTTGCCATTTAATAATCCACAAGCATCATAACTTTATGTAAAGTACATTATGTAAAGTGCTTGACAAAGCTGGTGCCTTTGTGATACAATTAAGTTGTTGAGTGAACCAGAGGTTAAATAATGAGCAAGAAGGCATTTACAGTAAGATTACCACCAGACCTTGTTAAGGCACTCAGAATACAGGCTATAAAGGAGGAGCGCAGGACTAATGAAGTAATTGAGGATGCCATTAGCAGATATTTAGCACAGGTCAACACAATAATAAAGGAGGAATAAAATGGCATACGACCCAAGGCCAGATACTAGTGCAACCAGACCTGACCCATTTGTCCAATTGGAGGAGTGTAAAAAGGTTGTGGATGGACTAAGAGCAAAAATTGCTGAACTCCAAAAATATAAGGAAGATTTGGAGGCATCAATTAGGGATGCACACCAATTCATAGAAGGAGGTAAATAAATGGCTGATTTAACACCTGAACAGGTAATGGAACAACTAAGAACTAGAGGATTTGAGACTGGAGGTTTTCGCAGCCCGTTAAGGTATTTCAGAGGTAAACTGGACTCCATCACCGGCAGTATGGTTCAGAGAGGAGCTATGCCTCAGCCTCGGCTGGAGGTTCTCTACAACTTCTCCGAGGTGGAGGTTTTTGAGTCCACTGAGCCGTATCTATTCCCAGTGGCGCAAATAGCCATCATGCACTCCAACCGGGTCAAGAGCGCTATGGGTGTCCTTGGAGCCAGCATGGATAAAATCCTGAACGCTGGTTTGGATGAGAACGCACCACAGGAACAGGCCAAGAACCAGGATGCTCTTATTGGCAAGGTTCAGGAATGGAGGGTAACACCAGGGCACATGATGTGGGATGGTAATGCCGGTCAGGAAGTACCAAGGGAATGTTGGGAGGTTGTCTATGTAGAGGGTGTAGGTGGAACTCCGCATAGTGGAGTAGCTGCCACACCTGCAACTGCTGGACAACCAGCACCAGCCGCACCAGCAAGTGTAACTCCTATCCAACAGGCCATCAATCTACTGGATGGTAAAACCCAGCAACAGTGGAATAATATTGTTTTCCAAGACCCGTTGGTAAAGAGTGATGCGGAGCTAACCCAGTCCATAATTCAGGGTACATTCCTGCCACCTCTGGAGGCTGCTGGTACAGTTACCAAAGATGAGAATGGTGTGTACCATAAAGCACATTAACAGTTGAATAGGCTTGCTGGTGGCCGTAACTATCGGGAGGCAGAAGGCGAGCAGGAGCAATCGTAGGTCTCTTGTGGAGTTCCCGGGCCAGCAAGCCTGCTGGTGTGTATGTAGGTTGCATTTGTCGAGAGTCTACTGCTGAAAGCCCACGTGGCGATTTTAGGTTGAAAACCTCAACACCATCGGGGAAACCTACCTAGTTTGACCGAGCCAGCAAACCTGCCAGCCACCAATAATGGCATAGTGCTAGGCGTCAAGTCGGTGTGGCGAAAGCCTCAAAGGGATTGCACGTGCCGATGGTAAACGAGATTAGTGCAAGCGTTCCTAGCATGGCTGGTAGGAGCCTGAGCCGAATGGGTAAATGGTGGTTGGCTACCTTCTGGTAAAACTGGGGGATATTGGAGTTAATTGCGGACTTAAAGCCAACTTAGAGATGTCCGCCCAGTAAGTCCAGCGTGAAAGGAGGCTCAGGCAAGGGGCTGGGGTATGAAGTAAACGATTGGCTATCAGGCAGGAGTTGAACCTGCCCCAGTCCCTGAGAAAATCTGACTGATGAGGCAAAGGAGGTAACTGATGGAACTGAGGGAGAAGATAGTCAACAAGGTGGGGGACATACTTCATGACCACGCCTATTATCGCAGGGGGGAATACGAGCAAACAGTGGAACTAATACAGAAGTCTCAGGTTATTGCCGACAAAATCCTTGCCCTCATCAAAGAAGCGGGCTACGTCAAGCTAGCAGATAATCAGAGCTTGCCTGATAATCCCTATCCCAGAATGTCTCAATGTGCCGATGAAGATGGTGCTATCCAGACTTTCACAAATCCAGACTGGATGAAGTTTCACATGGCGGAGGATGCTATGCTCAAAGCAGGCTTCAGGAGGGTAGAGTTATGAACATCTCCACTGGTGATTTAGTGGCCGTAGTAATCATATCTATTACAGTCGGCTGGTGGATAGGTTTCTATTTACATGCCTACTTGACTAGGGAGGATAAATAATGAACCAAGACGAACTAATTGAGAAGTGCAGGCTGACGGAGGGGGAAATAGAGGGAGAAATTTTCAGGGGCATCCCTAGGCCTAGGCTCCCGATGACGTGGTTTAAGTATGTAGCCGAAGCCCAACTCCGCAAAGCCATCCCCATAATCCTTGCCCTCATAGAGCAGGAGTATGAGCCAGTGGAGCTTGAGGTATTAGGTAAGCCCAGCAAAATAATTTGCCTTTGTGGTTCCACTCGCTTTACTCCTGAAATGTTAGTAATACAATGGAACTTAACCAAACAAGGACATATTGTTTTATCTTGGTGTGCTTTACCAGATAATTATGTTCTTGGCGAGGATAAGGCACACATTGGTGACAGGGAAGGTGTTAAGGAAGTAGTTGACGAGGTTCATAAAAGGAAGATTGACCTTTGCGATGAGGTTTTTATTATTAACATTGGTGGTTATATCGGGAATTCAACCACTAGCGAAATTAAATATGCCATAGCTCAAGGCAAACCAGTGAAGTATCTCGAACCAGAATGGGATTATACAATCAACAAAGGCATTTCCCAAGCCACCATCGCCAAGAACCAGAAGGGGCAGTTATACAGGAGGAGAGGTTAATGCTTGAATGGTTTAAATGCCCAGACGGTAAAATAGTTCCAGTTAAAGATTGCCTCCAGGAGTGTAGGATGGAAGAACGCTGTTTGACGTTGCCTACACTCCTGCTCATCTCTGAGGAACGGGAGTGGAATGGAGTAGCCTCCACCACGCAACTCCTCAATGGTACTATGTATGAATTTCTCAAACTGACCCAGCCCTACGTGGTAGACCCTGACAAGCGTGCATTTATGCTGGCGGGAACCAAGCACCATGCTGGGCTGGAGGAATTTGCCAATAAGCTAGGATTGCCGGCAGAGGTAGCCCTTAACATTGATAGGGATATATTTGACCTGCTTGAGGAGGAGGACGGAGGACTTGTCCTCAGTGATTATAAACTTTGGGGCAGCTTTAAGGTTGCCAAAGCCCTAGGCATAGTTGAGGTAGGAAAACAGCCAGACCCATCTGGAGCGGTTTATAAGACCTCAGGCAAGTGGGGTAAGGCTGGTAGTCCTAAAATGGTTTCAGTGTTCCAAGCTATGCCACAAAAGGCTGATAACTGGGAAGCTGAGTACCAACAAAACAATTACTGTAATAAGCTAGAAGATGTTGGCGTTAAACTAAAAAGGATGCAGCTTCAAGTTACAGTCAGAGATGGTGGAACATCCATAGCATACAGTAGAGGCATAATGAAAAACATTTGCCGTATTCCTATACCAAGGTTGGATAGGGGTATGATTGAGGAATATTTTGCTCGTAAGGAAAAAGCCTTACTAACTGCTCTGGAGCGGGGTAGCTGGGATGAACCCTGTAATGAGAAGGAATGTTGGGATGGAGCTAGATGCAGAGACTGTGAAGTGGCCAGGAACTGTCCCAAAGGTATTCTATACCAGCAGGAGGATAGCTAATGAAATCAGATATGCATAGGAAAAGGCATGAGCTGCTGCATCCAGACAAGTTAGTGGCTGACTTTATAGCTCGTACAGGTAAACTATCTGGCAAAACTACTGTATATGGGTTAATGATTTGGTCTCGTGAACAGACTGTTACCAGATAAGGAGTAGCTAATGGGTTACATTAGGGATGGTGAATTCATCCAATCGCAGGATTGGAAGGGCAAGCTAATGAGGGAGATAGAGGAAGAGACCAAAAGGGTTTATGAGTACCGCTATGGCAACCGTGACCCAGCTACATTATCCACCAAGGAACTAGAGGCTGTCAGCCATGAAGCCCAGGTCAGAGTCCAAGATAGAAGGAGAGGAAGGTTAATACCATGACTGAGGAGAGGTATTTTACTATTGAGGACTTAGCTTACCTGGCTGGTATTATAGATGGTGAGGGATGTATTGCAGTGTCAAAGCAATGGAGGAATAATAGGTGGCAATACAGGCTACAGCTATCCATTACCTCAACTAGCGAAATACTGAAGGATTGGTTAGAGACCACATTTGGTGGGTTTGTATGGTCAACAAATCCTAGGTCATCTAACAGGTCTACCATGCTACATTGGACAGCATCGGGAAACAGATGCCAGCAACTACTCAAAATGGTATTACCATATCTAAAGGTTAAGAAACCACAGGCAGAGTTGGCCTTATTAATGAATTTCAATCCATATGGAGGAGCCTCCAGGTGGTACTCAACATATACGGAGGAAGAGGAATTATTAAGAGAGAAGGTAAGGTTAGCAATCCATGATTGTAACTCAAGCGGTGGTAATAAAGGAAGCTACCATTGGGACAAAATCTCAGCAGGAGGTCAGTCATGATTTTTTCAGCATATGGAGAGGATAAAACAGCAAAGAGTACCTTAGCACTCAGTTTTCCCAAACCACTGGCCTACATGGAATTAGATATTGGTGGCTTTGCCAGAGCTAATAGGAACCTACCGCACCTGCCAATAGCTGACTGGACAGAGCAAGGTTTGATAAAGCTGGAGCAGTATATCATACCCTTCCAAATAGGCCAATTGGATGCCATTAACAACACCATTAGACCTAGCAAAATCATTGTAGGTATGAAGGAGCTATTCTACCAATTTGCTGGTAAGTTCATTAAGCATTTGGATGAGGATGTAGCTACCATAGTAGTGGATACAGGTACCCTGCTATATGAGCTTACATGCCAGGGCTACCTGCAAGAAAAGCAGGAGGCACAACTGGATGCTAATGGTAACCTGAAACCAGGTGAGAAATCCCTCAGGTCATCACTAACTCCATTGGAATACAGGGAGCCTTACACCCGCATGAGAGGCTTTATTTATAATGCCAAGGCTAGAGGTAAGCATTTGGTATTAACCCACCATGCTACAGATGAATATGCTCCTCAACCACAGCGGGACGGAACCATAGCAGAGGTCAGGACTGGTAAAAGGGTAAGGCACGGTTGGTCCCAACTCGGTGATAGTGCTGATGTGATGGTGCATACCTACTGGGATAGTGCCAAAGCCAAGCCATTCTGTAAAGTGGAATTGGCCGAGGTCAAACAGTTAGAAGGCATGGTGTTTGAGGAGCCTACCTTTGAGAAGATTGATAAGGCTATTAAGATGATTAAAGGAGTACAATGAGTTATAGGAATACAGCCGTACCAATAGAATGTAAACATTGTGGTAAAGAGTTTATACCTAACAGGCCAGACCAGGTTTATTGCTCCAAGAGTTGCCGCCTGGCTAAGTATATCAAAAGTAAGCCATATCCTGAAAAAGTTTGTCCATTATGCAATTCTACATTTATACAAACCCATGCTAGGCAAATATACTGCTCCAAGGAATGTTACAACAGGCACAGGTCAGCATTGTACTTTCCAAGCAGAATAAGACCAGTTATTATGGAAGCCATAATGGAAAGGGATAACTACCAATGCCAAGATTGTGGTGCAACTATACCAAAAGACAGGGACAAGAACAATCATGGTTATTTACATCATATAGTTCCATTATTGCAGGGTGGTAAAGATGAGCCTGCAAATATCGTTCTGCTATGCTCTAGCTGTCATAGCAAACGTCATAAGCGTATTCAAGAGACGTCTGAACGTCTAAATAAAGCGTCTGTGAATGTTAATGAATAGTAGACACTTATGAGAATAATAGAGAAAGGTAACAGGTAATGACAATATTGCTGGATACTTTTGAACCTGAACAAATTGAACACCTGGTAGCCCAATCAGTCCCAGTTAGCAGGTTGGGATTAAACTCCAAAGGATTTGCTGACTACCTGTGGTATGGCTTTGATGGTCACAGAATACAGGTAGAAAGGAAGCAGACTGATGAAGTGCTGGGTGGTATGGATAAAGTAGAGGAGCAGCTAAGGCGGGAATTATCCAATGGTGTGGAGGAAAGTATCCTGCTGATAGAGGGTGTATGTGAGCCAGTATTTGGATTAAAAATAGCCACGCAGACTTGGAGGAGGGCTAAGGATAAAAACATACTGGTGCCTGGTAGGGTTTATAACTGTAGCTATACTGGCTACAAGGCATGGCAAAACCAGCTAGATAAGGCTGGGATAACTGTGGTAGAGACCTTTGATTATAGTGCTACTGCCATGACGTTGGTAGCTCTCTACCAGAACTCACAGAAGGAGGAACATAAAACCCTCAAGAGGTATATCAAGGAGCATATTTATGTGGAGGATTATAACCCTCACATCCTGACACTGATGTCCGTGAAAGGAGGTGGCATAGGAGAGGAAAAGGCAAAGGCGCTGATTGAGCGCTATGGGACTTTCTGGTATGTAATTAACCAGGAGCCTGAGGAACTGGCTAATACCCTGATTGGTGAGGAGGGTAAGGAGAAGCGGCTGGGTATGAAGGCAGTTCAGAGGTTATTTAAAGCTATAGGGAGAAACATATAGTAGATAAGGAGGCAACAAATGGATAAGGACTTAACTCATTCCACCATCAAGGATGGTAAATTCTACCTGGGCCAGTATGAGTTAGCTGGCTTGATGAGACCTGCTATTAGGAGCTACAGGTTTCATAATAAAAACCAAAATCCAAAAGCTATTGTAATACCTTACATAGCTGAGGTAGATGGAGTCAAAATTGAATTTGAGCAGCCGATTAAGCCAGAAGCAGGTAAAGCTGGTAGCTGATACTGTTAGAACCATAGCTGAACATAGAGGATACTTAACCTATCCCAAAGAGACTGAGGTTAGGCTGGTATTGGAGGCAGCTACACTGGTTGCGAGTGCAAGTAAAATGCTGGAGGAACAACATGGAGTTAGAGGATGTGGGAAAAATACGGGAGCTGACTGACCTGAGAGGAGAGCCAAGTGTCAGGGTGGTGATGGCTATTAAATCTCCTAGAGGCATGTGCCAGATATTTGAACAACCGCTAAATCAGTATTCCAAACACCTAGGACAGACGTATGTGGATGCTCAGTGTGATGCTATCAGGGCTTTCATGGAGCAACATAACCCTACAGTAATTGGACAGGAGGATGATGGAGAAATTGACTAAGCCTAAAAAGACAGTGGAGGAACTGGCTGATGAGCATGTTGAGTGGCTTATCAACCTGCTGATACCTATAATTAGGAGGATTGGTAAGGATGAATTCATACATGGCTATAAGCATGGCAGGAAGGAGAAACGGAGATGAGGCAGTTTGCACCAGACTATGAAAGGACTAGCGAGGGTTGGATTGTATTTCCAGATGATGTTAAATGGAGGAAGGAATTATTCCCAGATATAGTGATGAAGCATTTAGCAAAGATGCACATATATACACAATGGGAAATAATTAAATATGTTTCAGAGCCAGGACAAATAATCCTTGACCCTATGAGTGGTACAGGCACAGTAATGCTTGCTGCTGTTATGGGCAGACCGGTAATCTGCATAGAAATTGAGGCCATGTATCACCAAATACAGAAGCAGGTATTGGAACATCTTACAAACTACCATGATATGGCTAATGTTAGTCTAATACATGGTAATTGCAAGGTAATATTACCTATACCATGTAACCACATTATGTTCTCACCACCCTATGCAACCGCATTCAAGCCATCAAAGAGGTCAACAAAGATTATCAAGGAGAAATACCGGGTTAATGACCATGAATACACTGAGTATGCAAGGACTACTGGTAATGTAGGCCTGATGAATACGTTTATATATAATCAGGAGATGGAAAAAGTTTATAGGCTATGCTACCAAAGTATTATACCTGGTGGTACAATGTCAGTGGTTACTAAGGATATAATAGAAGGTGGTAAAAGGGTTTATCTTACCAAATGGATAGATAAGGTATGCAAGCAAATAGGCTTCCGACTTGATAGCTGGCATAAAGTTCAGATGATGGGTGGACCTTGGCAGGACATTAGAAGGAGTCAAGGGCTGGAAACGGTGGATGATGAGGATATTATGATTTGGAGAAAGTCATGATTAACTACCTGGTAGGTTTAGCTGGTATGTGGTTGCTCTGTGATGGACTTATCAGCATCAGGCTATATATTGATGCCAAGGATGAGACAGGTAATAGATTGCAGGATTGGTATAGGGACCATAGCATCAGGTTGCTCAGGTGTGCTATTGGTATATTTCTAATGGTAGCAGGTGGATTAAATGCACTTTGCCTATGACCCTGACAACCTATCCTACTACTATGGTGATATGGAGCCAACACCAGGCTTTGCCAGAAAGCTGTTGTTTGAGACCAGCCACCAGTTAATTTCTGTGGATGTGGAAACTATCAGCCTCAAGGAACGTATAGCAGTTGGTGTTGGTATCAGCATTAAACCTAACCTTAGCTTTTATTTCCAGCTATTCCCTAATGTATCACCAGCAGTACCTTGGCATTTGCTAAGGGATACCAGAGTTACTAAGGTATATCATAACAGCCTCTTTGACCTTTCAGCACTTAGGGAATATGATGTAGATACCACCAACATAATGGATACTAATATAATGTCCAGGCTGCTATGCTATAAGTATAACTCCTTATTAGACCTTTGCTTTATACACCAAATGGAAGTTCATGATATGAAGGATATTTTGGCAGAGCATAATGCCAAAACTACGATGGAGCTACCATCTGATGTTGTGGCCAGGAAATGTATGCAGGATAGTGGTGCTACTCTCCAGCTTTATTGTAACCTATGGGAAGATACCAATAAGGAATACCTTGCCACTGAAATGCAGGTAGTGCCTATCCTGATAGAGATGTCCAATAAAGGATTGCAGGTTGACCAGGAAATGAGACAACAGATAGAGGATGAGCTGGATGCTCAGGCAGAGTTTTACCAGCAACTATGTGAGGAGGTTGGATTTAATCCAGGCAGTCATCAGCAGGTAGCATATATGCTGGCCAAGAGAGGAGCCTACAGTGTGTTTACCAGGCTGCCATTTACCAAAGGCAGGAGAGGTAGCTTATCCACAGCCAGAGAAGTGCTGGAAAGGATGGATGATGTACTTGCCTCCATAGTGCTGCGTTATAGGGACTATACCTATCTACTTAGCCACTACATCAGGCCATGGGCTAAGGAAGATAGAACCTATACACGCTTCCATATGGATGCTGCTACAGGTAGGCCCAGCAGCACGGATAGGAATATGCAAAACATACCGGGTAAAAAGCTCCAGGCTGAACGTGGTGTACCTAACTGTAGGAATATTCTGTTGCCTGATAGTGGTATATTCACGGACATGGATTGGAGCCAACTGGAATTAAGGATACTGGCATACCTGTCTCAGGATAGGGAAATGCTCCACATCTTTGAGACTGGTGGGGATATTCACCAAACTACCGCTGACTTTTTGGGTATACCCAGGTCAATAGCCAAGAATGTGAATTTTGCTCTGGTATATGGTGCCACTGATGAGACCCTCATGGAGACTGCCCATATCAGGTCGCTGGATAAGGCCAAGCAATTAAGGCAGAATACCTTTCAATTATATACTGGTGTAGGTGATTGGATTGATGCCCAGCATCATGAAGCGCTGAGAACCTATAGGGCTAGAACACTCTTTGGTCGCAACTTGAGGTTGCCTACTGAGGAGGAGGAAAGGATAGATGGCATCCAACGCAAGGCTGTTAATTATCCTATCCAAGGTAGCGCTGCGGAAATATTAAAGCGTGGGTTGATTATATGCAAAGACCTGCCACTGAGCCTCCAGGTACACGATGAGTTGCTATGTGATGGATTTGTACCTGATTATAAATTTAAGCCACTGGAGGAGATAGCTCCTTTTCATACACCAGTGGAGGTAAAGTACTTAGAGAGGTGGGAGTAACCAAACATTAGTATGATAGGAAATTATGGTGTGAAGCTAAGAATAAAACAAATGGAGGGACAAAAATGACGGACAAGATGGGCAGGATAATGCCTGTGGAGAAGCAGCTGGAGGAATGGGTTAAAGGTAATCCAATACATAATGGGAAGGATAAAAGTAGTGGGGAATGTTGCCCTGATTTCTCCTGTTGTGGCGGTGATTTAGCTCCTTTGGAGGTTAGGGAGTTATTTGTAAAGGCCAAAGAACCATTACGGACAAGGATGTTAATGGAGTTCCTAGAGAAGATGTTGGCCAAACAACTGCCAGACAAGAAAGTTTATATAGCTGGATTAGAGACATCCAGGCAGGAACTTTAGGGACATAAGGAGTAAGAAAGGGCTAGGACTGTTGCCACCTTCCTAGCCCTTACAGTCAGGGTTTGTAACCGCCAAACTATTCCATCTGCTCGGTATCCCTTAACTGCCTTATGCTGGTTGCCTTACCGGCACAGAACTTATACGCTTACGGTATTCTGCCTTATTACGAAGGATGTTGTGGAATTCGTTAAGCCTGGCCAGGCCTTCTGTCCTGAAACGGTCAGCTAATACCATATCTCCATTAACTGCCTCTGCCCATTGGCTTGCCTCAGCCAGGTGGCTGTTTATCTCCGCTATCCTTTGGACTGCCTCGGCTATAAATCCAGTGGCTATGTCCCTCCAGCCTGCTGCCTGCTGGATGTAGCTATTCAGATTGGCTAACCTGGTATTGGCTTCCTGTATGTAAGCTAGGCAGGAATTTACCCTAATGCTGGCTATATCCGACCTGGCTCTAGCATAATCCGCATAGCTTTCGGCTACCCTGCTACCTATATTAACAGCATCAATCTTATCATCACCAGCGTCAAGGTATGCCTCAGCACCAGTATCAGCCTTATCCAACGAGGTGGTAAATACTAATCCTAAATTGGTAGCTACGGCATCCACCGCAGTTTCCAGGGCTGTCCTAAGGTCGGCAGCATCAGTGGTAATTTTGGTCAGCCAGGACTTGGCATCCTCGCTGGTGTTATCCTCCAGGTAGGTAGCTACCTTATCCAGAGCAGATGCAACATCAGTATGTATGGATGTGGTTAATCCTAACTCTGTCCTTAAACTATTAAGGTCTGTGGCAGCCTGCTGCTCATGCTGCTGTGCCTCAGTAAGTAAGGCATAACCAGCAGCGCCTATGGCTACTACTTCATCCAGCACATCAGGGTAGCTGCCAGGACTATGCTCACTGGGTGGCATATGCTTCCTCTCATAGTAGATGGCTATATGGTCAGCACTTGTGGATAATTCCTCCTGGGACTGGCCAGTTTTCTTGCTGGCTATGTAGAGGAAGTCTCCGTAGATATTAAAGTTAACAAACTGCTGAGGTACAAGGTTAGTAGGATATTCCACCCTTACTATCCTGGTTGCTACTGGTATGATGGAGCTAATATCCAATCCTAGGCGGCTCTTGGTATAATCTATCAGGTAGCTGGTTCCTGCTGCCATATCACCACCATTAATGAACTTGACGGCTCCATTTATGTAATCCATTCGGTAGTCAGTATCTCTGGTGTAGGTAGTGGTGCCGGCAGCATTGGTAACAGTCTCACTTCCTGGCCTGATAGGTTTGTTATCCAGAAACACATAGCTGTCATAGGCGTTACCTGTACCTACATCCAATGTATCTGATGCACCGTTACCGTCTATGGCATCTACCTCTACCTCTATAACCCTCTTGAAGTAGAGGTTGCCTTGCTTGGCTGTACCACTTACAAGGTCGCTGAGATACCAGCTTTCCTCTATGTAATTGCCATCCTGGTCAATACCCTTAATGATAACGGTTAGTTGGGTAATAGAGCTATCGGCATCAGTCAGGGTTACGGTCAATCTCCTGGGCATATCAGGAGTATGGTCAGTTATGGTCAAGGTATCACCAGCAGTTGTGGAGCTAAGGTCGGCTGCGTCCACTATGGCATCAGGGTCAGCGGTATCTGGTGTGGTAAAGGACTCATCAGTAACCGTGAAGCTGAGGGTTTCCTCATAGACCTTCTCCAATGGCATATAGCGGCTGAGGTCATCCACAGTCCTTTGCACGGCACGGTTCAACTCTGCCTGGGATATTTCGGTACCCACCGTTACCTTTAAATCAGTGGCTATTAAAGACCTGAACTCTGGTAGTGTTAAACCCATTATATTGACCTCCTTATATAGTAAATGGCGTTTTTGTAGACTTCTATCCACCTCATATGCCAGTCATAATCACCCATGGTTCTGGCATAGCTAGGATGCTGGGTAACATAAGCAGCCCAATGCTCATGTATTAGAATGTCAAACTCCAGCTCCTCCAGCACCTTATCTATGGATAGGTTAGGCAGCTCATTGGGATAAAGTGGCTCTGGGTCATCCTTCCTAAACAATGCTATTAGTTTATTCCAGCACATATTATACCTCCGGAGCAGGATATTTGGTATGGTACTTCAACTCACCATAGTTAATAATGATGTTATCTACCTCGCTGGTATCGGTTTCAAGGTTGAGGATAAAACCAAAAATGTCAGCAACCTCAATTACATTATCCACAGCATCCCAATCTATGGCAAACTCCGCCTTGAACTGCTTGTATTGTGGTGATTGCCCCACAGTAGTAGCAACCTCAATTGTCTGAGTTTTACAGGATGTCTCACCATTACCTTTGTAATAGCAAACCAATTTAATATCAACAGTATCTTCAACGTTTCCACCACTGTTATCCACATTAACCTCAAAGTATAGCTCAAATTTAAGGTCGCTGGCGCCATCCCAATCAGGTTCAACATGGGACTCATAATACAGTACCTCACCAGCAGCATCTAATTGGTAGCCACCAACAGTATTGGCATCAGGTGGTGTCCATGTAGCTCCTGATGCACCAGGTGAGAATGAGGTAGCAGGTATAAAATATTCATGCCACCATACAGCCTCATTAGACCTGAGGGCTCTGGGTATGATGAGCACCCCATTGGGTGAGAGGAAGAAATTCTTTATACCTTTAATTACATCCAATGCCACTTTATAATCTCCTTATGCCAGGAACCCAAATACATCTATGGTAGCGGTGCAGTCTGCTGTGGTGCCAGTTATTACCTTGATGCCAAACTCAGAGGTAGCGGCACAATCAGTATATTTGGTAATATCAGCACCAGCTATTACCATGTAGTCCGTACCTGGTGTAGTCATGCTGGATAGGTCAACAGCCTGTCTCCAGGTATCAGCATTGGCTCCTGTGCCAAAGTCATAGTCAGTTCCACCAGCCATTGATGCCGAGGGTTCCCTAACCACTACAAATACTGGGTAGAAGGTTTTGCCAGTAGGCACAGTATATAGCACAGTCTTGCCTGCTGTTTTCATATCCACACCAGTAACGGTAGCTACTTTGGTAATTGCATATTCGTTTAATGCGGCCATGGTAACCTCCTAACTTTTTAGCACTATGGAGTCATTGTGGCAGACTATATTATCCTCATAGCAAATCACCATTTGAGCCAGCTTGGTAGCTGTCAGGTAGTTGGCAGTGGTGCCTACACCCTGGCCTGTGCTGGTGTCAATAGCAGGTATTATCTTGGGCCTGCCTTGTAATTCCTCCCTGAACTCTGGTATCTTTATCGTCATTTCCAGAACTCCCACCAGTTCTTGCGTTGTTCCTCTATCTCTTTCAGCCTTTTCTGTGCCTCAGGGCTGCTGGTGATTATTGCCTTGGTTCTTTCAGTTGCTATCCTGCCAGTTCTTAACCTGGCTGCTGCCTGGCGTTCTTCCAGTTCTTGAGCCCTACGTTCCTGCTCTGCCAGGATGTCATAGGCATAGATTGTAGGTCTTGAGGGTATTTTCTTAACCTGCTGGGTAATAGCTGCTGCCCTATATGGTTGCTTTCTTATTACCTCCTCAGCATACTCTGTTAGGGTAACTGGCTCTGGAGTTGGCTCTGGCGTTACAACAGGAGTACCAGCAGTATATGATGGGATAGTAGGAGTAGGTGCAGGTGGTGCAGCCTTGGGTTTTGGAGGAGGTAATATCCCCTCATCCTGAGCCTGCTCCACTACTGCCTTGGCTTCCTCTTTTGGCTGGTCTTGGACTGAACTGGAAACAGGAGTTCTATCTACGGTAGGTATATCAAAATCGGTGGTAACCTCACCAAGTGCTATTATGAGGTTGTACTCACCAGTAGCACGGTTGTACCTATGGGTAAGGTTGGTAACTCTGGTAATGGCATCAACAGGATAGGTTTTCTGTCCTGCCACGAATGAGACCTGGCTTCCATAGGAAGTTCCCAAGCTGTTGGTAGCATATGCCCTACAGTAATAACGGGTGCCGGGTGCCAGTGAGGTTAAATCAGATGTAAATGCTCCAGTTTCGGCAGGTGCTCCATTCTCAGTTTTACTGTCATTGATGTCAGGGTTGCCAGTTGTGTTCCAACAATGTCCATGCTGTGTGGCATTTGGTGTACCTAGATTGGTGATGTTGCCGTTGCCAGTAGCGGTAGTAGTTCCTACATTGGTCATGGCCTGGGTAGTTACTACTGGCTTGGGTTCTCCACTCCACTCCTGGAACAGGGCATCCCAAAGAGGATGAGTTACATCATAATACTCCAACCAGGTAGAACCAGCATCATTACTGCCAATAACTTTCCCTCTGGTATAGTAGTCATTCTCATCATCGGTATCGGCTCTTATCCCAATATGGCTATTCACATCTGCTCCACTATCTTGGTGGAGCAGAATAACATACTCGGTGTCGGCAGTCAGGACAGGTGAACCAGTTAATGCTATGCCATGCCAGTCCTTTGTTTCTCCTACAGAGGCAGAGTCATAGCTTCCTGTTGCCAGCAGGTCGCCTGTAGGATGATGGCTGGCATCACACTCATAAATGTCAACGGTAAAGTCTCCTGTAGGGTTACCAGTTCTAACAAGGTAGAGGATTACAGACCCTAAGATATGGTCTTCCTGAGGAGTGAATGTCTGACCTCTCCAGGTATCACCATAGAAAGCTAAGGTTCCATCATCGCTGGTTTCAAAGGACTCATACTTGGTAGGCATTAAACTCCCCTCGCATCCACGATATGTACTCTATCATATAGCTCCACGCCACAATCATGTGGTACTATCAATCTACCAGCTAGGGACTCAGATTTAATCCTGGTCAGTAGGGCTGCTGCCCTGGCATTGGCATCAGACTGGTTGCCAATACTGGTTACTACATAGGGCTGTATTACCTCATCATAATTGCCACTGTAGGCTCCAGTATCACCAGTTATGATGCTTGGCCAGGTTGTCTCATCATCAGGGTTGAAGTTGGTATAAACCACTATCCTGTTGGGAGTTACCTCATTGTACTTCTCCATGTATTCGTAGAAGTAATGTGGTTGGTATGAGTAGTAAATCTCATCCACACTATCTGACTCCTGAGGATAAACTATCTTCCAGGTAAGGCCAGCCGTCAGCCTGTAATAGCACTTGGTCATGGTTATTAACCTATACAATATGGAGGCTGCACTTTCATAAGGCACCTTGTTAATATCAAATACTGGTTTGAAGCTGGTTAATATACCATCATCAGGACTAGGAGCAGGCAGTAACGTCCAACCTAGTGCACCTTCTATAATATCCTCTATGATGTCATACACGGTATCAGTAGTACCATCATAGGCGCCTATATAGTAAGGAGCGGAACCATAAGCCCTAATCCGCTGTTCCCTGGCATACATCCACATACCTTCACAATAAAGCTGGCAGACCACGCTGCCTTCTCTGGACACTACCTGTTGGCTCTTGACCCATAAATCAGGAGCACCAGAGTATTCGTTACCTTCGCTGGTGGTAAATCCATAACCAGGACTAAATCTATACCCTCTAAGGTCAACGGTTCCTGGGTCCAAGGCACGGTCATCATTCCTTAGCACTATAATGGCCCTGTCCCTGTAGGCTTCCTCAATGTGCTCCACTGACAGGACACGGCTGGAATAATCCACACCATTTATGACTATCCTGATGTAGGGAGTTTTATTGGTGCCTTGCTGTGCGGCAGTTAATGTATCTGATAAAGTCCTTGCCATCTAATCCACCTTAAATCTCATGCTCTGGTTCACAAGGCTTGCCTTCATCATGACGGCAGATATGGTAGTTAGCAGTTACAGTCATTTCCTCGTTGGGCTGCCCCTCATTTATCCTGACGGCATACTTCTTGGCTCTCCTTACCTCTCGGACATAATCAACCAGATGTTCAGCTACCTCTTGTGGCAGTTTCTTCTTTATCTGGTCTATGGTAGGGTTTTCTTGAATACTGCCAAGAGGAATAGCCAATGAGATGTTAAACCTCAAATAAGCCATTATGAATACCTCCATTTCGTAGCCTGGTAGTTACGCTGAATTTCTGCTGGTGTTAAGGCACGGTTGTAGATGAGGACTTCGCCGATTGAGCCTATGAAATTACTAGCACCATTTTTTGAGCCAATATAAGCAGTCCGATTTGCTGTAGTTGCGTCAATAGCAGACGTGTCAGAGATACTTTGAGTTGTATTTTTATAAAAGATAATTTGAGTTCCTGAGCGGACTATAGTGTGCATTTGAAATACGCCAGCGGTTAATGCTAATCCGCTTATACAGTTATTAGTCCCTCCTCCTGGTATATGTATTCTAAGTGCTGGTAGACCAGTTTCGTCATATATGAAGGTGTCAAAACCATCAGCATCCCACACCCCTCTGCTGTAAATAAACCTGTTAGCAGCAAAGTTAGTAGGATTTATCCAAAAAATAAATGTAAAATTACCCGTGGTAAAATCAAGGGCTGATGTTGCGGGAACTGTTATTTGGTCATCCCCATCAAAGCTATATCCCTGTGGAGTCCAGATAGCACCAGTAACCGTGCAGGAATGTCCATATGCGTCTCTGGACATAATGGCAGTACCATCCAGCATATAGAGTGGCAAATACAGCACTAGGCTTGGGTCAAGGATATATTCCTCAGCCATCAATTCTTCAGACTGGGTCTGCATTATGACCTCCGATACTTGGCAATTATGTAGCTAGAGTTCTTGGTCTCACCAGTAACCGTATCAGTAGCCCCAGAACATTTAGCCACCATTCTAACCTGAAAACTGCTACCAGTTCCAAGGAAGTTTCCAGTTGGAGCAAACCTTCCTGAGCAACTCACATCCGTTGCGGCAGAGGGTGTTGTTAGGGTTTGCTCTCCAATCAAGTCCTCCCAGTCTGAACCATCATCACTTGCCTGCCACTTCCATAGAGCATTGTCAGTAGGAGTCCCACTAACATCCAACCTACCAGTAAGACCAAACTCAATCTCCTCTAGTGTCATGCCTGCGGGTTGCTCAAAGGTGATAGTTTCTATTGTATCATAGGCATCATTATCTATACCCGAAACAGCAGTAGAATATTGGACTCCATTGGTAGTAAGACTACCTTTGGCAAATGGATGACGGATTATGGTCAGAACTACACCAACGGCATCTTTAAGTTTCCAGTTAGTCCCATCATAGGTAATGTACATATTACCTGTATCGTACTCTAGGAAAGTGGAACCAACTTCTGGCTCCGATTGTCCTGCGTGGGATGCTTTGGTAGGTTTAGTATCTGTGGATGCACCAATAAATTTTGGTACTCTGGCTGGAATTGATAAGACTGACATTTTAACCTCCTTTTTACACGGCTATTATTTGTTATCTGGTTTTTGGTATTGGCTTACCCCATTGTTCCTCTGCCATAGCATATGCCTGACCGGCAGCGGCTTTGGGGTCCTTACCTTCCTGGTCAATTAGTTGCTGGATGGTTCTGGCTATTAAAGCCCTTACTCTTTCTATTGGGGTATCTGGTGTTATTTGCTCAACTGGAAGGGGCATAAGAAAATCCTCCTTTCATGGCGTTGCATCCGGCTCAACTGGTAATGACACGAAATACCTCCTTAGCTCCTGGGCAATCCAGGTTGATAGTTGGGAATACCTGACCATCCTCTATGGTATCTCCTACCCAAGGGAATGAACGGCAGGCTTTTGGTCTGAATGGGTAAATGCTGCATCTATTGGCTACCAGGAAAGGGCAGGGAATGGGTAGGTAGAAACCATCGCTCCCTGCCCTTATTTCCAGCATTTCCTGGTCGCTAAGGACTTTACCTAACATTTTCACATCCTCAGCATCAATCTTGGTTTTGGTAGTGCCTATCTGCCCGCTGCAACAACCGGCACACAACCTACAGCGGAACCTTTGATGGTATTTATTTACCATCTCACGGAACCTCTCAGTTCCAGGTTTGATGTAAATTACAGCCTCAGTTGCAGTAGTCATGGCTCACCAACTTGGGTCAAGGTCTAACTTCACCAAGCTATACTCGGTATCAGCGGCAGCCTTTAGAACTGTACCAACCACAATCTCCTGCCCTGATGCATCTACGCTGTTTAAGGGTTGGACATCCACCGAGCCTGCATCAGTTAAACCTACCACAACGTGTTTGCCTACTAATACAGTACCTTGGCACAGGACTGGAGCTATGCCTTTGGTCTTAATCCAGCCATAGTAGCTGGCGGTAAAGCTGGAGACCCAGATAACTCCTACAGGAATTCCGGTAGGTGTCGTAGGACTGACTATGATGGAGTCGTAGATGTTTTTCTGTAGGGCAGCCTGTGAACTGGTAGTAAGTGCTACCTCCAATGGGTCAACCAGTGTCAGGACACAACTGGCACTCTTTGCTGCGGCAGGATGGCTTTTAATCTTGTAACAGGCGCCTTCTCCAGCCTCATCGTTGATTGACAGCCAGCCATCCTTGAAGTAGTTGGCTGTGATAGCTTGGTTGGAAGATGCAGTAATGGTTACTGAGGTATCACCTACAGAGGCGGCAGCAGCCACCGCTACATCGTTGTCGTAGTCGGCATGAAGGGTAGCAGGACTGGCAGCCAGCTTACCGATGGTGATGGCAGAACCACCATTCTTGGCATACCTGAATACGCCATCATCGGTGATTAGGGCTGTGCCTATGGGGAAAATCTGGACTGCGGTCGCAGCCCTGACATCCGGCTCGGTCAACTTAACCAGGTCATTGGTATCAACTCTGGGCAATACCATCACACCATTTTTGGTATTTATTAACTTGTGGATAAACGCACTCATTTTACTTTACTCCTCTTTTATTTTTGGATGATGGGTCATCATCCTTTTACCTACCCAACAGGTCATGCTACTAGCGCCTCATCGGTTATGTCAAAAATTCTTCCGAGGCACAGCGTGGAACCGAGTAGCACGGAACCATAGCTGTCCATCCTCATGCCACCAGCATTGTAGTCCTCCAGGCGCTCCCAAGTCCATAGCTCGTAAAGGTCGCCCTCACCTTCTGTGCCACCATAGGCATAGGTAATACCGGGCTCTCTGGCCAGGACATTACCATACTTGACACAGAATAGGGAGAAGGCTTCGGTGGAGCTATACTTGGCTCTCTTGTTGCTGGTGCTGCCGGTGCCGGTTCCATCCTCCTCACGGACAAGGTAATCGGTTCTAACCAGTGGGATACCCATGAAGAATAGGATTGGCCTACCCAACTCATTGACGCTTTGGGTAAGCATCATGAAGTGGTTAGTCTCGTTACTGGAAACGGAGTAGGTGAAACCACGTTCCTGGTAGGCAGCATCAAACCGGATGCCTAGCTGGGCTGGAATGAGTATTTCGGATACACCGTACCTCATATTGTCTATCTGGGTTCTGAGGTACAGCAGGCTGAGGGCACCGCTGGCCATGTCCATATTCTGCTTGTTGTTGGTGTTGCTGGAGGTTGTCCACGGAGCACCTCTCTCAGCGGCCAGGGCATGGAGCCCATCAAACTGGGTAGGAGTGCCTCCATAGGTAGTATCAGCGTAGATTATACGGTCGCCAATCTTCCTCTTGAGACCTTTCTCCATCTCCAGCAGTACCTGAGCCTTGTAGTCGTTGTAGGTGCCATAGATGTTCTGGACATAGCGGTCAAGTTTCCTCTGGATGTACATATACCTCAGTGTTGACTCCACCTCGGTGTAATCTACATCCTCGCCCCAAACCAACTGGTCACCAACATCAGCCTCGGTAACGGCGTCCTCGGTTCCAGTTGACTCTCTTAGCCACTCTATTTTGAGGCCTGTGCCGGCTGCTTGGGCTACGGGAAACCTTTCTAAAGGGTTGTTCCGCTTTATGTCCTCCTCAAATACACCGGGAATTTTGGTACTTTGAGTTAGCTTTTGTGCCTCAGCAAGTGTTTTCCAATGTCCTCCACTAGATGCCATTTAAGTTTCCTCCTTATCTTGCTCCAATCTTGTGGCCCTTGGCCTCATGCTCCTCCAGAATTCTCCTGGCTCTATCCAATGGGGACTCTGGAGTGCTACCAGCACCTGGGCCTGCACCGCCATCGTAATTGGCTGGTTTGCCACCCTTATTGCCATTACTTCTAAATATCTTGGCGGCTTCTTCTAAATTCCTGAGCTGGTCTAATGTCTTGTCCTTGAGGGCATCCTCTGTGGCACCGTTGCCAATAAGGTTCTGCCTAATCCTATCAGCAAGCTCGCTTTCATACTTACTGATACTCTCCTTGTGGGAGCCTAATTCTGCTTCCAGCTCACCCACCCTGGTCTTATGGGTGTCATAGTCCTTGTACTGCTCCTTTAACTGCTCCATTGCTGCCTGAGTCTGTAGCAAGGCTTGGTGGGCCTCCTCCCGGAGTCGGTTAGCTTCTGCCAGGTCGGTGTTGAATTTGGCTTTCTCAGTTTCCCACTCAGTGGCTCTTGCCTCGGCTCCACCCTTTACTGCCAGTAAATCTGACTCCAAGGCGTATCTAACAGGTTTGCCACCTATATTCAGGTCAATGGTTTTATCCTCATTCTGTTTTGGGAGTGGGATATATGTAACCTCCTGACCATTTATAGGCAGCTTTACGGAGCCATCTTCACCTACATTAAAGGTTCCAGTTATTTCTGCCATTTTGACCTCCTTTTAAGTCTTACCTCTATTATAACATACTTAACATAATCTTGTCAAGCTCTGTATTATGTCAGCTTCAAACATATACAATTATTATAATATAGTATTAAACGGCAATATGTATATATCACCTTGGTATTCCCCATCTATCTCTGTATTGGTTGTATAATTCTGCTGCCTGGTCGGTTTGGGTAGTATCGGTAATTTCAAAGAACTGGAGCCAGGCATCTAACTCAGGGCTTAGTTTGCGGAGGTTAATACCCATATCCCTAACAAGGCTGCGGTAGTGGGATATTAGCTTCTCACCGCTAAGCATCGTTATCTCCTGGAGTTTATCCCTCTCTGCTGGGGTGCCAAATATCCACTGTTTGATTAGGGCTTGCTCCTCCTCATTAAACTGGGTGGATATAATGGCCTCCTGGCGGCGGTTATATCCTCGGAAGTATTTACGGCTAACCTCCCAGCGGAGCTTCTCCAGGTCAGTCATGTTCTTGGTAATCATCCTGATAAAGTCCTCACGCTGGACTCCCTGCAAGGTATTTACAATGGCATCTATCTTGAGGAAATAGCCATCCCAATCATCAATCATTTTACCGCTGGCTGGGTCTAATTTCTTCTCCAATTTAATGCTGTAATAGTAGTTAAGTAATTCCTCTGATGGATGCTGGACTGGAGGTAATTGTCCTCTCTTTTCAGCCCTGCTAATCAGCCCTTCCCTAATAGTGCCATCTGGCCTTACCACATCCTCCAATTCCAGGGCTACATTCTTATACCTTTCAGTCTCAGATAGGTCGGTGAAAAAGTTGGCATATCTGCTTCTAAGGTCAGAACGGCCTCTAGCCCACTGTTCCATGTTAATTTCACCAGCTCTAACCTGGCGGTCTAACTCCTCCTGCTCAGCCCTGACGGTATCAGCATAATCCCTGATTTGGCGGAAGAACTCCCTACGCCTTTTATCCTCTTCCTGCCAGGCTGTAGGCATTAGGGAGCTAAACACACCGCTGTGGTATTTGACTGCATCCATCTCAGCCAGGACATCCTGGTCAAGGGCATCTAGCTGGGCATAATCACCTATACGGAAACCATGGCGGCGTATCCATAGTTGCTCCTCAGGGCCATAGCCGGTTTTCTCCTCTATTAATTTGGCTGAGGCTTCCCAGGCGGCTAATTGCTCCTCTGTTCTAATCCTTAATATGCCAGCCTGTTCCATTACGGTTCCCATCCAGCCATATTGCTGGGTGGCACGGGTCCAGACATCCTGCTCCTCTGAAGTTAGCTCCTCATTCTCCTGGAGCTTATCCCATATCTCCATGCCGTTAAAGGTTTTCTGCTCTCTTTGGCAGATACCGTTGGCTACTAATATGGTCATATAGTTGCGGTAGGGTTCTGGCAGTATGGTATTGAGCAGAACTTTGGCTGGTGCTGAGTCAGGAAAGGCAGCTAT